CGTTGACGCAATCCCGGTGATCACCCGCTCATCCTCATTGAAGGATTTCACCGTCAGCAGGGAGCAGGCCCGTTTAAGAGTCACATCAGCCTCCTGAAAATAAAAAAACCGCCGCAGCGGTCCATGATGGTTACAGGGTGAACAGGGTTATATGAAAAAAACCGCATATTCTTTCTTTTTGGGCTCCGGATTCAGGGATATCAGGGATACCGCATTGAACAGCGCCATCAGCGGGTCAATTTTCCCCCGTCCGCTGGCCTGTTTGGTAATAAGGATGGCGTTACCTTTAGGCTCCACCCGGGCATTGCCAACGCACCAGGCCATCAGTGGCTGACCACCATGCACCAGCACTCCCTCAGCCAGTTTGCGCTCGGTGGTTTTGATGGCCCCGCCCAGCTTCCAGCCCTGGCTTATCCCCACAACAATTCCGTCGGGGATCCCGGCTTCCGCCAGTGAATCCAGAATCTGCCCCACACCTGACGGGTCAATACCGATATGATCCAGTAACTCAGCCTCATGAATACGACGCACATACTCCGCCACTTCCGCCGTGTCATCCCCGACCCGACGGACAATCGTCATGTCTCCACAGGCCACAAAATCCTGAAAACGGGATGCCTCACTCTTCCGTCTGACCACCGCGGTTTCATGCGCCCAGGCATGGCCCCAGCCCAGCCATTCGCGGGTTTCCCTGTCACGGCCAATCACGTACATTCCCAGCAGATCATCCAGGCCCCCGCCGTCAATCCCCACCGTCACCACATCAGCGCGCTGCAGAATATCGTCCAGGCTGACGCGCCTGCCCTGCTGCTCCCAGAAATCCGCACCCGCCCAGCGGTCAGAACGCAGGGCAAGACCAATTTCCACATTGGCGTGTTTTGACATGAACCCCCGGAATGTATCTTCACCGGCTTCCCGGGCTTTACGATACTCCCGGTACAGAAAGGCCTCATCCACCGAATAACCGAGATTCGGATTGACCATGGCGAGGTTTTCCATCAGCAGGTGCTCACCGCGCTCCACCATCTCCGGCGGATGCTCAAATATCACCGGCAGAAAGTGCGGATCATGAATTTTGCCGTCGCGCACATCCCGGGCGTACTGCAGTTTCTGTCTGAACACCCCGGCGGGCGGTTCATTCGACTGGGTGGTCGTATACACCACAAACCCTTCCGGGCGGGAGGCAAGGCCACCTATGGCTTCACGTAACATGTCCTCCGCTTTGTACTGCTTGCCAAACAGCCACAGTTCATCAATCAGTGTCCCCACGGACTTGATACCGGACACCGTATTCGGATCGGCTGCCACCACCTTCAGGGTGGTGTCCGTCACCCGATGGGTGATGGTCCGGATATGTGTCTGCACCTGACAGAGGTCATCCAGATCATCGTCCCGTCGTACCATATCCCTGGCAGGATTGAAGGCATTAGCCGCCACCTCCACGGTCGGGGCCAGAATGGTGTAGCCCGCCGCCTGCCGCCAGTTCAGTAACAGCGCCGTCATCATGATCCCGGCAGCCAGCGTGGACTTGCTGTTTTTTTTGGGTATCAGAATGAACACTTCCTTTATATGGCGTACACCGGTCTGCGCATCGTAGGAGCCAAACAGGGCAGCCACCAGATCAAACACCCACGGTGCACAGGACTCCCCGAACGTCGGGCTGCCCGGTGCATCCACAATCCGCAGTTGTTTAAAAATCGCCAGGGCATGTGCGGCCTGGTCCGGGTAAATCGGAGCCGGAATAATCGACAGCCCCTTTTTCAGGCGCTCTGCCCAGTCCGGGCAGGCCGTGCTCCACACAGGTATCATCCGCTGCCCTCATTATCATTATTCACCACCAGTCGGGGGGGTGGTGGCACCGCAAAACGGTTAGCCGCTTTTTTCGCCGCGTCACCTTTTGCCGATTTTTTACCGGCATCCCCTTTTTTGTGGTGCGTGAACTGTGCCAGCTTATAAGCCACATCCAGCGCCAGCCTGGGGTCGGTATTAATGTTCTCCACCAGAAGACGCCCCATCGCTTTCACCGGATCGGGAAGACCGTCATCCATATACTCAATACCAGGAGATATCACCACGGGCAGTGGCATCTCCGGATTTGTTTCGTCCGGCTGTGGTATTGCAGCCGCCTCACGGCGACGGGGTTTATCCTCCTGCTCTGATTTTTTCTGCCGGTAAACAGGAACCTCATCCACCTCTACCGTCTCGCACTGCTTACGGGCTATAAACGCGAGCACCTCCGGATCTTTTGCCAGCTGCGAGCCTTTAACCCTGGCTGTCTTCGCCGAATAACCGGCGGCAATGGCTGACGCTGTTTTGTTTTTCCCGGACATGAGCGCCAGCGCAAATTTTCGTTTTTGCGTTGTCAGCACAGCCTCCTCCAGGGTCCAGAATGCACTCAGCCGGGTATGGTTCAGCCCATTTTTCCCGGCGTCTCATGCCGCAAATGTTAACTGCTGCCTGGTTAACATTTGCTGAAAAAGCCTGTTAACATTTTTTCCGCGCAACAAACTGAATAATAAAGATAAAAACTGCAAAAATGCCCGTGCAGCCAGTTAACATGTTAACTGACCTGAAACGGGAATTTTTTCTCTGCGTGAGAGGGGGCGCGGTGTCCGGAGCGATCGTTTTTTACGCCGGATGATACCCCCCCCGGGTCGGGTTACAGTCCGATGATGTCGTCCGCTCTGCCACTACCTCCGGACACCTCCGGCAGTGTCGGGTCCGGCATACCACCCGCCGCTTCACGAGCAGACTTTTGTCGATGGCATTCGGTACAGAGCGTCCAGAGATTCGTCTCCTCATTACCACCACCGAACTGAAGTGCAATTCGGTGATCGAGTTCACTGTCACAGAGGTCAACCACACGACCACAGAGACAGCACTGCCCGGCATCCCTGAGCCAGATATGACGCTTGAGGGAAACACGTGCACTGCCACTGACACGACGCTGTTCACCCTTCAGAATATTCACCCGTCGGGTATTCAGTGTTTTGATTCTGCTCTGGAGTGTACGAAGCTCAGCCATGTAAAATCCCCGTCATAAGGCAATCAGTAAAGGAAATAAATATGTCATCGAAAAACCGGACCCGCAGAACCACAACCCGCAATATCCGTTTCCCCAATCACATGATTGAACAGATCAACATCGCCCTTGAGCATAAAGGGTCCGGTAACTTTTCAGCGTGGGTTATTGAAGCCTGCCGGAGAAGGCTGGCAACAGATGCAACGCACCTGCGCCCGGCCAGCATGACAAATAACGAGAAATGAACGTTCGGTTACAGGAGCAGGTACCCACTGTCCTCCAACAATATTTCATCTTCATACCCGGCGGAACAAGACTTACCCAGCCGGGATGTACAGAATAACAACAGAGTGATAATTAATTTCTGATGAAATAATCAGGGTGCAGAAGGACTAAAGATAAACGTTTTCTTCACGCCTTTACGCGGCCTGTCCTTCTCAAATCGCCATTTTGCCATCGCCTTTACAACCTGCTCATCAAACAGATGGTGCGGCTCTGAACGGATAAACTCAATTCGGGTGACAGTACCATCAGCACCAATATCAAACTTCACATCAACCCGTCCCTTTATATAATTTGCCGCTGCATAGGCCGGATATTGTGGTAATGCCTTAACCAACTGTCGGGGCATATCTGTTTTATGTTGCGTACAGCCCATAACCAGAGAAGACAACAAAATAATTAACGGAAGATTTCTTTTCATTTTCATTTTCATTCCCGGCACAGATAAGAATAAGTCTTATTCTAACAATGCCACCCTGTCGGCCATCAATCCTCTGCTTAATGGCAACGACAATTATCCGACTTAAATCACAAATCAGACACATGACATAACAGGTCTTGCGAGGTAACACATCGTCCGGTTTCTTCCACCATCGCACCGGACCAGCGACCATGAGGGGACAACGCCGCGCTCCGTTAACGCGGTAAACCCCGGTGTGTATCGTTTTTGATTATCCCCGCACACTCGCGCAGAGGAGTCTCCCGGTCGGGCTGCTGTCTCTGTTAATGCAGGAATACGGCGACAATACCGCGCATGAATAATAAGGTCGCTCAACACACTGGCTGTAATGCAGCGGATACCATGCGGCATTTAGCGGCATTCATCGTATACTCAACGGTTAGCTCTTCATTCGTGGCATTCACCTGAAAGGTCCGGGAGTGTAATTGCGTACATTTACCACTGAACGAACCTTCAACAAGAACACGACCACGCTGCAAAATACGGAACGGAATTGTTCCCTGAAAAGGCTTTACGGTTACCAATAATTTCTGCATGCATTCTCCGAATAACAAAAATACTAGTTAATACACTGAGTGCGGATATATTCCTGAAGCATTCTCAATGCTGCCTGGTCGCTGATGATTCCGTCTCTGATACCGAGAACGTTTCGTCCAGCAACCGGAGAGAGTTCGACGGCGGCATCATTGCCCACGCCGGAGGTGCCGGTGGCTTCACGCACGGTACCGGGGCAGGTGGCGTTGATCCGCAGGCGCTTACGACCAGCGGCAACATCAGCACGCAGAGTTTCATTTTCAGCTCTCGCATCGGCTAATTCCCTCGAGTATTTTGCATCGAGCGCAGCAACATCGCGCTGGCGCACCTGCATATCAGTAATGGTTGCGTTTGCCAGCTCCAGCTCTCTGGCTTTTTTATCACGCTGCGCTTTGTAGGTGATGGCGTTATCGCGGTAATGATTCAGCCCCAGACTAAGCGCACCACAGACCACCAGCAGAATAACGGTAAACGCGGAAAGCATTCGGTTTATGCTCACCCCAGCATCCCCGACGAAGATAACATCATCCAGCCCATGGAAAGAAAAAGAGCAACCAGCATTAGTGAAAATGAAATGCCGATGATTACACAGAGGATCTTCGCCAGCATTATGAGTTTGTCTGACATGTTTAATCCTCCCTTCACGATTTCAACGCAATGACCAGTTTTGCCAGCCCATACAGCATCGGAGACACAGCGATACCGACCGCCACCCACTTAATAGCAAAAGCCAGTGCTCTGCTGATGTCATCAGTTACTGGCGCTTTCAGTTCAAGGCCGTTTTTCATAGTCAACCTCAACAGAATTCGTTTATACTTTTCCATGTTCTCCCTTGCCTTATCCAAGGTCAGAAACACAAAACCCCGCTTGCTGCCAACAAACGGGGTTTTTACTTTTATTCACTTAGGTTTTGCCAGTTCGCAGGATTTCGTGTTATCCGTCCGCGTTGGCCAACGTCATTTTTCAGCAAAATATTCTGCTTATCTGTCGATTCCCCAGCACGCCAGCGCGCTCTCCTGGTCACGACGGGATACCTGACCATAACAGTTATTTGAGCGGATACGGCAGTCTCTGCCACCGTCCTTAATCCACCAGCGAAGCGCCTCACACGCTCCCCTGCGATCTCCTGCATTAATTCGTTTATAAAACGTCGACGGGAAACACTTACCCGGGCCAATGTTGTAAGGACAGAATGACGCAATACCCGCTTTCTGGGGTTCAGTCAGTGGCACTTTGATGTTTTTCTCCACCCATGCCAGCGCCTTATCACGCTCAATGGCGTTAACCCGGTCGCATTTCCCCTTCGACAGCTTCATGCCAGGAATAACAGGCTTACCATCCACCCGGGTGGCTCCACGGCAGATGGTCCAGATACCCGCACCATCACGGTATGCCGTAGTGTGGTTACCTTCTTTTTCGTCAAGAAACTGGTCGAGGATTTCAGGCGCAGAAGCCCCTGCGGCAATCAACGCCAGAACGGCAGCCGACAGGCCGTATTTTATTTTTGTGTTCATGGATATATTAAATATTCAGCCGCTGTCCCAGGCCCACTAAATACGCACTTTCAGATAAGTCAGTCCGGGATGAAGCCAGTAAGCCGGCACTTTTTTAAAGGGCGGATTATCAAAATCACGAAGAAGTGCCTCCCGCACAACTGAATCCTTGTCCGCACCACTGGCCAGCGCTTCAATCTCAGCGGCTACCTGCAGATACCCCATGCAACGACCAATGCGCTGCATCAGCCCCTGTTTTTTATTGTTCTTCAGGTAATCAATGGCAAATTCAATGAGCTCCTCACTGTGCTGGTGCGATGGAGGTGTTACTTTCCCATTTTCTGAGATGGTTATTTTCACACCATCACCGGATACAACAAAGGATGGCCGGTTACACTCCCATTCCAGCTCACTGAAATTATCATTATGAATACTGAAACACTCTGCGAGATTTCTGCTCATCACTTTCCGGCAATAATCGTAAAACGCCGCAAACTGCTCATCGCGGCGTTTTTTTCAGGCTGCTGAAGATGCTCTTTCAACCGTGAAGCGCAGCTTAGATGCGCCGCGCGATCAAGAATAGCTTCTTTCATTTCATCTGCTGCAAGCACCTCATTTTTTGTTGGGGTGCTTTTTTTCAATTCAGCGATATAGCGCTCCAGTTTTTCAATACGTGATTCAACATCATCTTTTTCTGACCGCAATGTTGACGGCGGCATCTTCAGAGAATCAGTAATTCTTCCCGGTAGCTTTCCTTTGTAGGTTATCAACACATTTTGCGCCTCTAAAATTATGGGGCGCTTTTCCGGCAACGGTTCGTTCCCTTCACATAACCCGGCAGCAATATCCATGAAAAACTGCTTCGCCTTCTTTTTCGCCTCAGCTTCGTAAAACTCCAGCGGGGCACCTTCAACACGATCAAGATCAATCACCACATTTGGCAACAACAGTGACGTATACCCACCAGTTTCCAGCGCCACAGTAACAGTAATCTTATCCGGGTAATTATTTATCCCTTTAACAACCAGTTCGTATTGTTTATTCATCGTCTACTCTCCCCGCGCCGCCTTACGCCGGTCCTCTCTGATTTTGAAATACAGGTTCGTCAGATATGTCAGCAGACCAAACAGCAGACTCCCCAGCACACCTATTGCCGCCCACTGAGACGGGGAAACCCTGTCCAGCAACTGCAGGAACCAGTAGCCCGTTCCCACCGCTGACGTGGTGTATGACACACCTGTTGTGATTTTTTCCATCTGGTACATACCCCGTCTCCCGCAATCCGGAAGCTCACAACAATATAAAGACCACCGGCACACACCGATGGTCCCTTGCGCATGCTTACATCATCATGTCGCTGTCAGGTGTGGGGTCACCGCCATATGAAGCACTCCCCTCACCCGCGATACCTTCCGGCTCCGGAACTGCCGGTGCGCCCAGCAGTTCATCCAGAATGGCATCCACTTCTGCATCAAGACGCGCCTCAAGGTTCTGGCGGAGTTTCTGTTTCAGTGCGCTCAGGACTTCTTCAGAGCGCAGGACTTCCTTCACTGCCTCTGCAGTGACCAGGGATGTAATTTCTGACATGGGATTTTCTCGTCGAAAGGTGTGATTAAGAAAGTTGCAGCTAAATGAGCGGCTCTTCGGGTTTGCTTCCGGCTGACTGACTGGCGCTGATTTTCTCTGCGGCCCTTTTATCAATCTGCCTGCGCCAGAAATCGCGCACTGCCCTGTACCCACCCGAAAGAAGATACAGCACACAGACCGCCGTACAGAAGTACAGCATTAACTGGTTCAGAAATGTCATGGTTTCTCACCGTGATAGTTGACATGATTTACTTATTTTTGTAGAAAAACACCGCAGACTTCGGTGTCATCATGGTCGTTTTACCAGCCGCCAGCATTCATGTAGTGGACACAGTTCATCCCTTTCCTTCATTGCTGGCGGCCTTTTTTATCATGCCGCGACGTCCGCGTTGTTCACTTCCACCTTCACACTGTCAATCAGCAGCGTATATGTCGCCGCCTTTGATATGCCTGTCAGTTGTAGTTTGTCCGCCGCCCCTGATGCCGGA